TTTTTCTATATCTTTGTTATACTATATCTGCCTCTCTTCTCTCCCCGTAGTGGCAACAATGAGCCTGAGTTTAACGACTTGGGCTTATTGTTTTAATTTAGACTAAGGACTCATATGGAGAATCTATTAGATGATGAAGATGAGTTTATTCCTGATGAACAGGAAGAAGATTTACCACCTGAAGACGAAGAAATTGAACTTGATGAGCTATCTAAAGAATTTGTAAAAAAGATAGTTGACCGTTGCATACAGTTTCAAACAGCGCTCGTAGGTCATGAGCTTCATCCCTATCAAATGCCACTTGCTAGGCGAATTATTGAATCCATTTTAATTAACGATGGAGAAGAAATTACGGCTCTTGCAGCCCGTCAGTCTGGTAAATCAGAAACTATTGCTAATACTGTAGCTACACTTATGGTACTTCTACCTCGTCTTGCAAAAATGTATCCAGATTTACTTGGTAAATTTTCTGGCGGTATATGGATTGGTATGTTTGCACCAGTTGAAGGTCAGGTAGAAACGTTATTTGGCAGAACGGTAAACCGTCTTACATCTGAACGAGCATTAGAAATTTTGGGTGACCCAGAGATTGATGACTCTTTAGGAAGAGTGCCAGGAGTTACAAGGCAAATCAAACTTAAAAACTCAGGCAGTAGCCTGATGATGATGACAGCTAACCCTCGTGCAAAGATTGAATCTAAGTCTTTCCATCTTATCGTTATTGACGAGTGCCAAGAGGCAGATGACTTTGTAGTATCTAAGTCTATTTCTCCTATGTTGGCTTACTACTCAGGAACTATGGTTAAAACAGGAACCCCAACCACACATAAAAATAACTTTTATAAGTCAATTCAACTTAATAAACGTCGCCAAACTACGCGCGGTAAAAGGCAAAACCACTTTGAATGGGATTGGCGCGACGTGTCAAAGTGCAATCCTAATTACGCTAAATTTATAAAAAAAGAAATGCTACGAATTGGTGAAGAGTCTGATGAGTTTCAGATGTCTTACTGTTGCAAATGGCTTTTAGAACGAGGCATGTTTGTAACATCCAATATTATGGATAAGCTAGGCGATACTTCACAAGAAATTGTTCGTGCTTGGCACCGTACCCCCGTTGTTGTTGGCATTGACCCTGCCCGTAAAATTGACTCCACTGTTGTAACCGTTGTGTGGGTTGACTGGGATAGACCTGATGAATTTGGCTACTACGACCATCGTATTCTTAATTGGATGGAAATACAGGGAGATGATTGGGAAGACCAGTACTTTCAAATTACTAAGTTTTTAGAAAACTACGACGTCATGTATGTTGGTATTGATGCTAATGGTGTTGGAGATGCGGTTGCTCAAAGAATGAAACTTCTCCTTCCAAGAGCAGAAGTTGTAGCTATAGGAAGTAGCCAACCAGAACAGTCAAAGAGATGGAAACATCTAAAAGCTCTTATTGACAGAGAGATGATTGGTTGGCCTGCCCATGCTAAGACCCGCCGAACTAGAACATGGAAACGCTTTTATCAACAGATGACTGATTTGGAAACTAAGTTTACGGGACCTAACTTTTTGGCTAAAGCTCCCGATGAAGCCCACGCCCATGATGATTACGCAGATAGTTTGGCAATAGCCTGTTCTTTAACCATGGAGATGACAATGCCTCAAATAGAAGTGTCCTCATCCCCATTTTTTAGATAGTTGGTCGTTTAGGCTGAAATTTGACCCAAGACAAGTCAAACTTTTACATGAAGTACTTCACACTTTAGGAGTTATAAATGACAATTGCACCAGACCCAAAGTTCCCAGAACGTCCTGGCACTGTTTATGACCGCAAGTTGTCTCCAGCTACTGCTGGACAACGCGGACCTCTTCGTTTTGAAGAAGGAATTGCAACAGACACAGACGTTCCACAGGAATTCACAAAAGGCGCCATGCAAGGATATGTTCCTGCACCAGGACGCCCAAATCGTAATCAAAATGTTTTTGAGAAACTACCAGAAGAAACAATGCGCGAACGCGCACACGTTGGTTCTGCTGCATGGGTAGAAGCTCCATCACATCTTTCTGAGTTTGCTGCTGGTGGTTTTGCAGACCACGGTGATAACCGCATTGAAGAAGTTATGCGTAATGGTTCTCATCAACAAGCAGGCAATGCTGCAGTCGTAAACGACTAACTAAAAAAAGGTTCCTGCTCTCTGTACAACCCCACCGTCGTCAGGGAGCAGGGCTATTCTTAGGAATTAATTATGGCACTAATTACAGGTAAAGAAGTTAAGAAGGCTCCTCATCAAGAGCCAGCTAATCCAAAACTTTGGAACATGATTACAGCCCAAGCTGGAACTAAATTCTCTAAAAACTCTCCTGCTCGTGGTCACTGGATTCACGCTAAATATAATCAAATGGGCGGCCAGTTTGTAAAGTCTAAAAAAGAAGTTGACCCACGTTTTCGCGATTACGTGCAAGAAGAACGCGACAAAAAAGAGTCTTTACAAAAGAAAAAAGTAACTAAAGATATTGGCCGTAACCTCATCAAAGGCGAACGCATCCTATAAAAGTGTGTCCGCTTGTAAAAAAGTATAGATTTAGTGGTACCCTTTAGCCCTTATGGAAAGAGGTAATTTGTGAGCGGTATGGATTTTTCCCCACCGAGCTATCGCGCAGCCTCTTCTGACCTTACAATCTCCATATCCCCTTTGGGACTTGTTGAGCTAGCTGATGAAGAATTTGAAGTTCATGGTCCACGTTTAAATCGTTATTCTCTTAACTGGGCTATGTATCTTGGCCATCACTATTCTTACCGCCGTCAAACAGGCGAAACACAAATGGTATTAAATTATTACCGCGCCTTTTCAGATTTTTTAATTAATTTTACTTTTGGCAAAGGTGTTAATTTTCGTTCACCAAAAGAAACAGAAGCAATTGTTCCTGACCTTCTTGAAAGAGTTTGGGAAGTAGACAATAATAAAGCTACAGTCCTTTGGGAAATTGGACAGCAAGGAACGGTATCAGGTGACTGTTTTATCAAAGTGGCTTACGAAGAAGCCTACACTGACCCTTCTGGTCGTACTCATCCTGGTCGGGTGCGTATCCTTCCTCTTAATTCTTCCTTCGCTTTCCCTGAGTTCCATCCACATGACCGTGAGCGCCTCATTAGGTTTAAGCTTAAGTATCGTTTTTGGGGCACTTCATTGGAAGGCACTCGTCAAGTATTTACCTACACAGAAATCCTCACAGACGACATCATTGAAGAATACATCAATGATGAACTTATTGACTCGCGCCCTAATCCGCTTGGCACTATTCCTGTGGTACACATACCAAACGTTCGTATTAGTGGTAGCCCTTGGGGTCTTTCTGATTGTTATGACATTATCAATATTAACCGCGCCTATAATGAAACTGCTACAGATATTGCTGACATTGTTAACTATCACGCCGTGCCAGTCACGGTTATTATCGGTGCAAAGGCTTCTCAACTTGAAAAAGGCGCTAACAAAGTCTGGGGTGGACTACCAAAAGACGCACGTGTAGAAAACTTAGAAGGCGGAAGCGCTGGTCTTAAAGGTGCTATGGAATTTCTTGCAATGATGAAGAAGAGTATGCATGAAATGATTGGCGTTCCAGAGACCGCTTTAGGACAAGCACAGCCTATTTCTAACACTTCTGGTGTTGCTCTTTCTATTCAATTCCAACCTTTGATGAACCGTTATCATCAAAAGATTATTCAATATGCGCATGGTTTAGAGCGCGTCAATGAATTGATTCTTGTAAGCCTATCTATTAAAGAACCAGAAACATTTACCTGGGACCCTAATGCAAACACTACACCTCTTAAACTAGGTCAGCTTTCACAGCTAAACCCACAAGACCCACTTACTTACCGCTCTTATGTGCACTTCCCACAACCACTCCCATTAGATAAATTAATTGCCCTTAATGAAATCCAAAGCAAACTTTCTCTTGGACTTGAATCTAAAGAGGGCGCTCTTCGTGCTCTTGGGGAAGAATTTCCAGCAGAAAAACTCACAGAAATTCGTCAAGAACTTCAAGACGATGCTCTTGCAGATGGTGCCCTTAAGCTTATCCAAACTCAAATTGAACAAGATATCGCAGCTCTTACTGGCTCTATGCCAGGTGAAGCGGGCAAGCCTGGAACCCCAATTACGGGTGCTGGTGCTTCTGGCGGTCAAGTTCCAATGCAACCTACAGAGCCTGTTGTTCTTGATGAGGCCACGGTTGCCGCACAGATGGGCGACCAACAAGTTCGCAACCGTCTTGTAACAGATGCTTACGGTACAAAACTTCCGCAACGAAGGGTTCCGCAAGAGTACGAAAAATAAAGTGATTTATACAGACAATCTCGTACTAAGTTGTCAAAATAAAGACTGTAAAACTCGTTAGGTCACATGTGCTACGGGCTTAGGCCCTATTCGGAAAACGACCCCTAGGATAAGGACATACAAATGTCAGATACTGCAAAACAAATGGCTGATGCTTTTGAAGCAGAAGCTAACACCGCTCCAGTTGTAAATGTGTCGGGCGTTGACGCGCCTACTGTTACTACTACGGATGAAGTTAAGTCTCAAAAGTTTTATACAGATGATGATTTAGAAAAAGTTCGTTCTCAGGAGAAAGATAAGCTTTATCCAGAAATTGAAAGATTGAAGGAAGAAGTTCTAGCTCTTAAGAAAGATAAAGAAGAAAAAGCTGCTCGTAAAGCTGCTGAAGAAGCCGAGAAATTGGCTACTAAAGCAGAAAAAGAAAAGTCTAAACTTGAAAATGACTTGGACGCCAAGGAACTTTTAAAAGTTAAAGAGGCTGAGTGGCAAGAGCAGTTGGCACGTGAGCGTCAAGAACGCGAATCGGCCTTCGCTCTTCTGGAGCGCGAAAGAGAATTTGCAAATTTGCAGTCTTATCGCCAACAAGTACTTGAACAAGAGCGTGACAATATAATTCCTCAACTAGTTGATTTCATCCAGGGAAATACTGTAGATGAACTGAACGCTAGTGTTGAGCAGTTGAAGGAACGTTCAGCAAGTATTTTAGAATCTGCGCAAGCTGCCCTAACGCAGCAGCGTAGAGAACAGGTAGGAACAAAGGCAACACTGCCTCCTGCTGGACCACTGGAAACTAATTCGGAACAACGTATGCCTACGGCTGATGAAATTGCAGCCATGCCGATGAACGAATACGCCAAATACCGCAATCGTTTACTGAGCCCACGCGCTCAAGGACGAACCAGCGGATTACTGGGTTAAAAACAAAAACCTATTAACTACAATCAAGGAGTCAATTTAAATGGCATCAGGTATCACAGGTACAGGCAACTTAGCTGCCGCACCAACAGCCTATTCAGGCACTAATACCCAGCTGACTCAAGCGATTCAGACAATCTGGTCCAAGGAAATCTTGTTCCAAGCAATGCCTATCCTTCGCTTTGAGCAGTTCGCAGTAAAGAAGACCGAACTAGGAGTCGCTCCTGGTCTTCAAATCAACTTCATGCGTTACAACAACCTCGGCTTTGCTTCACCGCTAGTTGAAGGTGTTCGTATGCAGACAAATGCTCTTACAGCGCAACAGTTCTCAATCACAGTATCTGAGCATGGTTATGCTCTTGCTGTTTCTGAGCTTCTATTGAACGCTTCATTTGATGACGTAATGGCTTCTGCCTCACGTCTTCTAGGTCGTAACATGGCTGTCTATCTTGACCAGCTTTCACGCGACACACTATACGCAGCTACTTCAACAATTTACGGTGAAGACCGCCACGATTTGACAGCTGTTAACAACTGGTATGCAGATGGAACAAAGGGAACATCTCGCGCTTCTATGACAGGCCAGTTCTACTTGACACCTCACACTGTTAAAGATGCAGTTGAGACACTCTCAACCAAGAACATCCCAAGGTTGGGCGAGACTTATGTCTGCTTCGTTCACCCTCACCAAAGCCGTAAGCTTCGTGACAACGCTGAATTCATTGAAGTAACAAAGTACGCGGCACCAGGAAACTTCATGCTTGGTGAAATTGGTCGTCTATACGACACAGTATTCATTGAGACAACACAGGTCCTTAAGGTCGCTGGTGGTGCTGGTTCTTCTTACTCAGCAGACACAGCTGTTGCTAACCCAACAGTAACTGCTGGTGGAGGTTATACAACTCCTGCTACCTACACAGGTAACGGTGGTTCTGACCGCTACTCAGCTATCTTCATTGGAGATAACGCATTCGGTCACGCTATCTCACTTCCAGTTGAACTCCGCGATGGTGGAATTCTAGACTTTGGTCGTGAGCACGCACTTGCTTGGTACTCAATTTTCGGCCTAGGTCTAATTACTGACCAGTCTGTAATCATTGCAGAAACCAACTAATAAAAACTAAATAGTTTAAAGGGGGGCTCGCAAGAGCCCCCTTATTCAACCGAGATACTAATATGGAGGATGTAATGGCTAAAGCAAAGCCCACCGACGCAACAGGCGTTATTCGCGAACAGCTTCTAGAACAAAATGCAGAAGCTATGCAGGAAAGAGCCAATGAAATGTCAATGGCTACAGCTCAAGCAAAAGCTAAGCTAGATACAGACATTATTGATGCTACTGTCCCAGACCGTCAAACAGTTATTGTTGACGAAGTAATTACTGTAGGTAACACAGATGATTCTGTTGAAATTCGTGTTGTTGAAAACATTGAGAATATGACTCTTGGTGCGGGAAATAACTACAACTTTAAAGCAGGTCAAAAGTACCGCGTCACAAAAGCAGTTGCCCAACACCTTAAGGAAAAGGGCTATCTAGCTGGAGTAATCTAATATAGATTCTCTTAGGAGTGGGCGGGCCTTAGGGCCCGCTTATTCGTTTGTAGAGATTTTTATAGAAAATTCCGACACCATTGGATACGTAGTGTAAGGAGTTTAAGTGGCATATATGTATGACCTGGTTTATAGGGTCCGTCTTGAGCTTGGAGACCAGCCACAACAATTTACCTATACCGCGGTAGGCAACGGGTCAGTAACAGATTTTACTCTGCCATGCAAGCCTATTGATATAAACACATTAGCCGTCTATGTAAACGGAAGCCCAGTGGCATACCCAACAGGGTATACAGCTGAATTTGATATAGGCGTTATTCATTTTGTACATACTCCTGCAGCAGGCGCAAACATACTTATAACTGGAAACAGGTTTCGCTACTTTACTGATGATGATATTTGTCGTTTTATTAATACAGCTATTACACAACATGCTTACAATCGCACAGATTCTTTTGGCTCTGTTATTACAATAAATAACATAGAAGCGGTTGAAGAATACCCATTAGCCATCCTTGCAGTAATTGAAGCCCTATGGGTTCTTGCTACAGACGCCGCGTTTGACATCAATATCACAGCACCTGATGGGGTTACTATTCCCCGCGCACAACGTTATCAACAGCTTACATCAATTATTGAAAATCGTTGGGAACAATATAAAACTCTTTGCGCTCAACTTAATATTGGTTTGTGGCGGATTGAGATGGGAACTTTACGCCGAGTATCTAGAACAACCAATAAGCTTGTCCCTGTTTACATTGCGCAAGAAATTGACGATGCGCGTAGACCAGAAAGAGTTTATTTACAAAACGATTTGACAGGACGTAAGGTATTTCCAAGCTATGTTACTGTTCAAGATATAGTTCTTTATCAAGGAGACTCTTACAGTGAGGAAATTGATTTTCCATTTGATACAACTGGCCTTGTATTTAAAGCGCAAATTCGCACCTATCCAAATGCTCCATCATTATACGCAACATTTACCATTACTACCATCTCCACATCAGATACTCTTAGTAAGATAAGACTTTCACTTACTAAAAAAGACACCGAATATATGCCTGTCCGCGCGTTTTGGGATTTACAAGCAACAGACCCAACTGACACAACGTATGAAGCTACTTATTTAAGGGGTCAGGTCTTTACAATGCAGGAGGTAACACTTGACTAGATGTAACTGTGTAGGCGCCTACCATACTTGCGGTATGCAAAATACTAACCCAAATGTAATAGTAGTTGGACAAGGTGGACCTAAAGGTGTTCAGGGTGTTCAAGGTCTACAAGGACGTATTGGTACAGGAATTAATATTCTTGGTTCCTATGCCAACTACGCCGCTTTAATTGCCGCCCATCCAACTGGTACCCAAGGTGATGCTTATTTAATTGGTGGGGTTCTTTATGTATGGAGCTCTAACACTTGGACAAATGCTGGAACCATCCAAGGTGCTCAAGGTGTCCAAGGCACCACAGGTACCCAAGGTGTGCAAGGAACAAATGGCGGTGGGGTGACTTTACAGCAATTAAATGCTGCAATTTCAGGCTCTGCTTTAGGTTCTACAGATGACCTAACTGAGGGGGTTACCAATCTTTACTTTAAAACATCAAGAGTGGCTTATACCCATACTCAAGGTGTTGCCAGCAATACTTGGACAATAAATCATAATTTAGGTTTTTATCCTAACCTTACAGTTCAAGATTCTGCTGGTACTATTTATGAAGGCGAAATAACCTATACTGATTCGGTCTCACTTACGGTCACTTTTTCATCAGCTTTTTCAGGCAAAGCATATTTATCTTAGAGGAGATAAAATAAATGGCACGTAAGTTTTTAACACCGATTGATTTAAACAAATTAGAGCTACAAAATGCTAGAGTTCAAAACTTAGCATCCGCCCCATCTTCACCAGTCGTTGGTCAAATCTATTTTGATACAAACCTTGGTTATTTACGCTCATGGAATGGCACTGCTTGGATTAACACAAGCACAGGTGCTCAAGGAGCAAACGGTACGCAAGGAACAACTGGAAGCCAAGGAACAACTGGCTCACAGGGAACCACTGGTACTCAAGGCACAAATGGTACGCAGGGTACAACAGGCTCACAAGGCACAACTGGTGCACAAGGTACTGCAGGTTATATCGGTGCAGACGGAGCGCAAGGTACAACTGGTTCACAGGGAACAACAGGAAGCCAGGGAACAACAGGTACTCAAGGTACAACTGGTTCTCAAGGAGCTACTGGAAGTCAAGGTACTCAAGGAACAATTGGTTCGCAGGGTACAACAGGAACACAGGGAACAACAGGTTCTCAAGGCACAACAGGTGCTCAGGGTACAACTGGTTCACAGGGTGTACAAGGACATAGCGACCGCTATAAGACAACATCAGCTACATCACGCTCGCTTACAGTAGCAAATGGAGTTTCATTTGTACTAGCTGACGCAGACCTTTCATATTCAGTAGGTCAAGATGTTGTAATTGCACATGACAGTGTAAATCTTCTTCATGCAACTGTAGTAAGTTACACATCTGGTACTAACACTCTTGTTGTAGACGTTAAAGATGTTGTTGGTTCAGGTTCATATTCAGATTGGACAGTAAACCTTGACGGTGCTACTGGTGTACAAGGTACTCAAGGTACTCAAGGAACAACAGGTTCTCAAGGAACTACTGGTACTCAAGGCACAACTGGAACACAAGGCGTTACAGGTACACAGGGTAACACTGGCGCACAAGGTACGACAGGTACACAAGGCACAGTAGGTTCACAAGGTACAACAGGAACTCAAGGAACAACTGGTACACAAGGTATCCAGGGTATTCAAGGCAATACTGGTCTTCAAGGAGCTATTGGTACAACTGGTTCACAAGGTACAAACGGTACTCAAGGAATTCAAGGCGTACAAGGTACAGATGGTCTTCAAGGCTACACTGGTGCACAAGGCACAACAGGAAGCCAAGGAACAACTGGAACACAAGGAACCACTGGTACTCAAGGTAATACTGGTTCCCAAGGTACACAAGGAATCCAAGGAAACGTTGGTTCTCAAGGTACAACTGGTACACAAGGAACCACAGGTACCCAAGGTATTCAAGGTTTTGATGGAACTCAGGGTACACAAGGTATCCAGGGTCAATCTGACCGTTATCAAACAGCATCTGCTAACTCACAAACTATTGTAAGTAGTGGTTCACTTAGCTTTACAGTTGGTGCAGGTCTTTCTTACTCAGTAGGACAAGACATTGTAGTTGCTTCTGATGCAACTCATTTAATGCACGCAACAGTAACTGGATATAACTCCACTTATGGAACGCTTGATTTTACTGTTAAAGATTCAACAGGTTCTGGAACATATTCTTACTGGTCAGTAAACCTTGATGGAGCAACTGGTGTACAAGGTACAACAGGAGCACAAGGCACAACAGGTTCACAAGGTACTACTGGTAGCCAAGGCACCACTGGTACCCAGGGTACAACAGGAACTCAAGGCACACAGGGAACAACTGGTAGCCAGGGAACTACAGGTAGCCAGGGAACAACTGGTACACAAGGTGCTACAGGTTCACAAGGAGTTCAAGGTCTACAAGGCGTACAGGGAACCACAGGTTCACAAGGAACTACAGGAGCTCAGGGCACAACTGGTAGCCAAGGTACGACTGGTACGCAAGGTACACAAGGTACCCAAGGTATTCAGGGAATCCAAGGTTACACAGGTTCACAGGGTACGACTGGAACTCAAGGAATTCAAGGTTACACAGGTGCTCAAGGAACCACTGGTACACAGGGTGTACAGGGTATCCAAGGACAGAACGCTGGAATTCTTAGCGTAGGTTCTGGTTTATCACTTAACGGTGGCACTGGCGAGCTTACAGTTGATAC